GCTTTTTTAACAAGTTTCTCTCGTTGTTTTAAAAGTTCAGGATGTGCAGCATCTTGTGCTGCAGTAATTTGTGTATGAAGATTTCTAGCATGTCTCATAATTGTAGTCGAGTTTTGTTGAAAAATCAGAGCTGGTGTTTTATTATTTTCTTTCAAATTAAAAGATAATTTCATCAAATTAACACTTTCATTCTTAACATTACATTTCTGATATTCTTCAATTAGGTTATTAATCTTTATGATAGTAGTTTTTTCAGTGTAATTATCCATCATTTTTTTAATTAATCCTTTAAAATATGCATTGGACATGTCCAATGTAATTCTATCATCTCTTGAAAAATAGGTAGAAGCTTCAAGTTCATCTAACTTTATAATAGTACTTAATTTTATTGAAAAATCCCAAATATCAGGAGGTGTTGGCTGAATAGATTTATCTAAGATAGACCTATCTTCTAAATCAGAAATGTTTAACATACCAAGTGGATGTAATCTTTCTAGCTCATCAGTTTCACTTTTATAAACATGACGTTGCAAGTTAAAAAATCGCTTATTACATGTAACAACTTCAACAGGTTTTTCACTCAATGACCGAAACCAATCTCTTAATTGTTCAACATTACCAATTGTAGCTGACAATCCAAGGAACGGAACATCTGAATATAATCTAGCAATGTGTTCCATTGATGAACCTTCAGGTTTACCAATCATATGAATCTCATCAAAGATTATCCAATCCCATTTAACTTTAATAAAGGGAAGAAAATTTAAGATAGAATCTGCAGTTCCGACTAAGCATTTACTTCTATTTACAAGTTCAACTAGTTCATCTCTCTTAGGAATAGATTGAAAACTTTGTGTAATAATTGGAACACTTGTATCTAGAATTTGTCCCATGTATGACGACATTTGCCAAGCTAGAACATCTGTGGGTACAACAACTAGAGTATTTCCTTTAGTAGCAGAATATCCTGATATGACAGATTTACCAGACGAGGTAGGTGCTGCAACAAGTGTTGAAATATTATTATCAATATTATTAATAACTTCTACTTGGAAATCGTCTAGCTTCGTAAAACCTTTTTGATCTAATGGTGGTTGACTTGAATGAAGTGCTGTCATCTGAAGTTTAATAATATCTAGCTTACTAACATATTCATTCATTTGATTTATTAATGAAGCATATTCTGATTTAAGTTCTTCACTTAATTGAAATTGACTATCTTTCATTTTCAAATAAATGAGAGCAATCGCGTTGCTATTATCTGCCTTCAAAACATGCTCTAATGTTTTAAGTAATTTTAACTTTTTACCTTCAGATGTAGATACTTCTGCGTTTAGACCAAATTTTTGTAAATTTTTATGGTCTTCTCCTAGTTTCTTTTCATTTTTAGAATTAAAATTATTTATAATAACTTTTTCAGAACTAGTTAATTTTTTACCATTATCAATTTTCCTTTGAATAATTAATTCTTTTGGTTCAATTGGATTCATATGATCCTTAATCTTACTAGGATCAAATCCAACTTCCATACCATACCCTTGAATAATCTTAGGTTGGTCATTTGGATTATAAATTTTTTGGAAATGACTATAAAGCCAATTACCTTTCTGTTCTCTGTACTGTACTACGGGTTTTTTACCATTACGGTTCTTACCCTTATATGATTTATTCGCATTTCTAAATGTAACGGACATAAAGTAATTATTATATGGTATTTAACATATAATATTTCAATTTTTATTCTTAGAAAATCTTTGCAAGATTTTCTAAGAATAAGCTTCTGAGTGTCTAAATCGAGTTTGCTTAGCAAACTCGATATGACAACTCAATTTTTATTTCAACTTAGATTTTCGAAGAAAATCCAAGTTGAACTATCTGTTAATATCAATAAATTAAGCACTAACTGAACTCTTAACAGTTAGTAAGTATCGCAAAGTTAGGTTAATATGTCCATTAAATTCTGACAGTGCGCTGTTTATATCTTCATCGTTAACACCTATATTTAATTTTTTAATTTCTTCAAGTTGTTCTACATAGTCAATTGAATTATCCTTATGAAATACAGTTGGTACAACAGTACCCGATGATACATATGATGCAAATATTTTAAACATGTCAGGATTCTTAACATACACATTTAATAGTGTTTGAAAATCTTGTTCACCAAATAGTCTGAGTGTTTCTAAATTAGATGCACTAATTGTAGTTGCATCAATTTTAATTTCATCTTCAGGAATAGGTTTTAATAAATCCAAGTCAATTTGTACATGTTCACTAGGATTATTTTGAGATTCTTCTTTACTTTTAAGAAGATCTACTTTTTTCTTAGATATATATCCATGTTCGTTAAAAATTTTAATTAAATTCTCTTTCAGTTCATGAGACATTGTAAATACATATATAATTCTACTTTCTTGTTCATTGATTAGATAATCTTTTTCATGAGCCATTGTTTGTGAATCGGTAATAAATTTTAATTCTAATACATCATTAGAAAATCCAAGAGATTTAAAAAGTTCAATTACAACTTGAATATTAATACTGTCTTTACTATTATCCCAATTAGGGTGTAACATTTCGTTATTAATAGTTTCGTTTTTTATTCCAACTAGTTTATATATGATTGGCATTAAATGTGAACATTACTTGTTTTAAATTTAGTTAATCAATTTTTATTTCATAAAAAAACTTCCAGGTGTCTAACAATTTAATTTTGAATATATCTCAATATGCTCACTGTATATTTCTTTAAAATACGTATTTAAAATTGTACATTTATCTTTAGGTATAGTAGATATAAAGTCTATGGAACTAATATTAAGAGATAACTTTTCTATTATATTACTCATTGTAGTATTTATATTAGTATTAATATTAGAGTAATCTGCCAATATAGTATCAATATTAAGATCATTTTCTGTTAAAATATCAACAAGTTCTTTGAGAGATTCCAATTTAAATATATCAGATATTATACGAACATTTTCTTCATTAAACATGTCAGATTTATCAATTTTTTTTGTCTTCAATTCATTTAGAAATGGTTTTAATATGCGTGACCTTTCAGATATAGAGTATTTAGGCACAATATTTTTTGTATTTAACATACGTAAAATTTCATCTGTAGAACGATCTTTTAATATAGTATTTAAAAAATTAGTTACTATATAACGTTCAATACCAATATTTTCAAAAGTATAACTTCTATATAAAATAAGAAAATAAGAAAATAAATTATATTTTATATTCATATTTAATTCATCTGATACATTAGTTTCAATCAATTTATCAATAGATATATCTTCATAATATTTTAAAAGATTAGTTAATTTAATTTTATTAATAGCTTCTATAACTGGCTCTAAAAAATTATAGAATATTGCAGATTCATATAATAATGTAGATTTATGTTCAGGATCTAAATTTTTAATAATTTTTATACCCAACGGTAAATTTTTCATAAATATAGAATTAATATCATACTTGTTGTTATCGTTAATATAATATATATTATAATCCGTTAGTAAATATTTTAATATAGGAATTAATGTAATTTCTTGACTATTATAATGTGTTAATCGATTAGATATCATAATTTGAGACTGTTTAACTTCTTCTTTATATTTTTCTAGTTCTTCTTTATATTTTTTTAGTTTTTTATCACATCTTTTAAGTTCTTCTCCACTCGTTTCTAGTTCTTCTCCACTCGTTTCTAGTTCTTTTCTTAACTTTTTAACTTTTTTTATTTTTCCTTCTACTTTTTTTATTTTTATATTATATGAATTAATTACAGTTTCTAGTGGTAATAATTTATTACTATTAATTAAAATATCATCATCATTATAATTTATTTGAAGAAGTCTTTCTAATATATTAAATTTTAAAATTGAGAATATTGAATATACAGTTGTAAATAATATAATTACATTTAAATAATCATATTTGTAGATATATTCACCTAAATCAGATATTGTCAAATGTGATGAGTGACTATCATTAATATTTGCTATAAATGAACACTTTCCATATGTTTCATTTTCTATATTTATTGTTATTTGCTTTTTTATAATAGTAATTGAGCTTATATTTTCATTTCTATGAATAATATCTAGATTATCTTCAGATATATCAGCATCAAATAAATATGATAAAATACGAATAAAATTCTGAATAGTCGATCCAATTTCATATTTAATACCAGTTTCACCTTCTTTTTTATAAATATCTAAATCAGATACATTTGTTATTAAATTAATAAAAGTTTGATTCATTTGTTTTGTATCTGTAATATCAAATATATTTTTAAAATTATCATTTGTACTTAATAAATATTCTTTATTATAGGTATTATTTGTTGAATCCCATGTGATTACTTTTAAAAATTGTAATAAAGTATTTTCAACACAATCTGGAAAAGTATAAGATTTACCATCTTTTTGATATGTACTATTACTATAAGTTTCAAGTGGTGGAAATGTTAGTATTGATCTATAGATATTTTTATTAATAGTATCTGTTTCGGGATATCTAGTAGTTCCCAATAAATTATTTATTGTATTCTCTAAATTTATTGGATATAATTTGTCACTTACATCACTAAATGATAACTGTGTATTTTTAAGTCTTAGACCAATAAAAGATGCATAAAATAAATAGCTTAATTTTATATTTAATACATTTCTTGGGTCACTATTTTGTGAATTAAAGGTTTGGTCTATATCATTTAATATTTTATTCATATTAAGTAGATCAGAAATATTCTGAATAAATTTAATAAAATATACAGTGTAAGAATATCGATTTTTTGGAGTATATTGTTTAAGTTTAGTTAAACTTTTATTTATTTGAATATCTGTAGGCTTACTAGTATCTATATTTGTTATATTAGAATAAACAGATATCATATCATTAAAATTAATAAAATTTTGTTCATTACTAAAATTATCAATTATAAATTTATTACATAACTCATGAAATTTAATAATAGGCGGTGCAATATCTTTAAATCTTGTATCTACATCTTCTTTTAATTGATCCGATGATTTATTTTTTTTTGTTTCTATAAAATCTAAATATGTTTTAGTTAACTCAAGTGATAATATTGGTAATTCTTCACTAAAAATAAATGATAATATCTCTTTTAATTTATTAATAAATAAAAAACTATTGAGTACATTCGGTTTAACACTTAAACTTATAAAATTTTTCATTTGAGTTCTATTATTAAATCTAAAATAAGAATTAAATATTTTACTTACATGTGATTTATATATTGGATCGATTGTTAAATATGAAGAGTTTATAAAAGAATTAAATTTTGTTAAAATTTCAAATTTTGGCTGCATTAAGCATAAATGAAATGGGAATGATTCATTCGCATTTAATATAATACGTTCATCTGCAAAAATATATAAATCTGAGAATTTTAATATGGGTCCATATTCAATATCATCAATTTTTTCAAACTTAAATTCATCAGTTAATCTATATGTTCCAGAATTATCAGTATCTGTAGCAATT